GAAAAGAAAACTCAAGGTGGTATGATTAACCATACTGCAATCGGTTCTTCTATTGTTCCACTTCAACCACTTGGTTTCAATTACATGGGTGGTAAGCTACTTGCATTGCTTTGCCTCTCTGATACACTTCAGAAATTGTGGAAAGAAAAGTATGGTGATGTTCTTGCTGGAGTTACAACTACTTCTCTCTACGGAAATACTAAGTCTGGTGGACTATCTCAATACGATGGTCTTGAACACTGGAACAAAATGGGTTTCTCATCTGGTTCGGTTGCTTTTGAACCTCGCAAGTCCACTTTGAATATGCTATGGAACTGGCTGAAAGAAAATCACACAGAGAAATACTTTGAGTGGTGGGAAGCCAAGAATGATAAGGGTCTCCCGTTCAAGCGTGACCACAAGAATCGTTCACTACACTTCTTGTACCCGAAACTTGGTATTCCAAAAGAGTTGACACGTACAGCGCACCAACGTGGTATCTATTTCTCACCACTCTACAATAATACCAATGAGTTTCTCCGTGGAGAAATTACGGAAGACCAACTGGTCAAATCTTTCGATACTTCCGAAGAAGCCCTTTCGGAACTCTGGAAAACCAAGTATGCCAAAGGTCGTATTCGTCAACTGCAAAAGAAAAACAATGTTTCATATGAAACTCTTTTCTATGATGACTTGGTCTACATGACTTGGGAAGAAACCAAGCAAAAATATTTGCCGCAAGTAGGACGGTAAATTCTCAAGTGTACCGCTAAAACACTTGACTTTTATCCTACATAATTGTATACTGTGATTTGCTCATCTGAGCAGTGTTCTTAACTTTAAAATGGAGTTTATTATGAAGAAAGTATCCGCTAAGGAAAAAATGTTGCAAACCTTGACCAAAAAGGAAGGTTACAACACATTCAGCGTAGCACAGGCTCGCTCACGCTTTGGTGTTACCAATGTTGCCGCTCGTATTGCCGAGTTGCGTAACGAAGGTTATGCTATCTATACCAACATTAAGTCACGTGCTGATGGCTCTAAGGTTGCTGTTTACCGTCTTGGAACTCCTTCCAAGTCTTTCAAAGCACAATGCCGTGCTATGGGCGTTCGTCCACAAACCGCTTAATTCTGGTTTGACATTGGAGAGTACCATTTCCTAATGGTCTCTCCTTTTTTTTAATTTTGGAGTACAAATGGAAATTTCAATCAAAACAGAAGAACTTAGAAAACATAAGCTGTTTGTAGCCACACCAATGTATGGTGGGCAAAACCATGGACTCTATATGAAGGCATGTCTTGACTTACAAGGTATGTGTATTCAATATGGAATCGAAGTTAAATTCTCATTCTTGTTTAATGAGTCTTTGATTACACGTGCAAGGAACTATTTGGTGGATGAATTCCTAAATCGTTCTGATTGCTCACATATGTTGTTTATCGATTCTGATATCAACTTCAATCCACAAGATGTGATTGCAATGTTGGCGCTCGATAAAGATGTTATTGGTGGTCCTTATCCTAAGAAGGCTATCAAATGGGGTAACGTCAAGAAGGCAGTTCAAATGCATCCAGACATTGAACCGCATGTTCTTGAGAAAGTTACTGGTGATTATGTTTTCAATCCAGTTAAAGGTACCGCACAGTTCTCTGTTTCTGAACCACTTGAAGTCATGGAAATCGGTACCGGTTTTATGATGATTAAACGTGAAGTGTTCCCTAAATTTGCGGAACAATATCCAAATCTCAAGTACAAGCCAGACCACGTTGGTCAAGCACACTTTGATGGTTCACGTTACATTCATGCATACTTTGACACTGTGATTGATACGAAGTCTGAACGTTATCTCTCAGAAGATTACATGTTCTGTCAATGGTGGCGTAACATGGGTGGTCAAATTTGGCTCTGCCCTTGGATGCGTACACAACACATTGGCACATACCATTTCCAAGGTGACATGCCTGCCGTTGCGAACTTTGTCGGAGAAATGTAATGCTCGTTGGTTTACTTGGATTTATTGGTTCAGGTAAAGGTACAGCAGGTGACATGCTTAAAGATATGGGTTTCACACCTGTATCCTTTGCAAAAGGAGTTAAGGATGTTACAGCAGAAATGTTTGGTTGGCCTCGTCATTTGTTGGAGGGTGATACACAACACTCACGTGAATGGCGAGAAAAGCCGGACAATTTCTGGTCATCCGAATTCGGAAAAGAATTCACGCCTCGTTTTGCCTTACAATTAATGGGTACAGAAGTTGGCCGTGATGTATTTCATAAAGATTTTTGGGTGATTAAGTTAAAAAACTATATCGATAACGCACCTGAACAAAATTATGTTATCACTGATGTTAGATTTCAGAATGAAATTTCTTTTATCAACAAACACGGTGGAGCATTAATTGAAATTAAACGTGGCATCAAACCACATTGGTATGAAATTGCCGCAAAAGCAAATCGTGATGACCACAAAGCTGAAGCATTTATGATTGAACAATCTGGTGTGCATGAATCTGAATGGAGATGGGTTGGTGGTGATATTGACCACACTATCGACAATGATGGAAGTCTGGAAGACTTGAAGAAAAAATTGAAGAATTGCTTGATTAGTTCCTTTGGACCTGATACAATTCAAGAACCTACTTAAGGAGTATTGTTATGAAACTTTCCACAAATACAATGAGTATTTTTAAAAACTTTGCCACGATTAATGAGGGTATCTATGTTAAGCCCGGTAATGTTATTGAAACTATCTCTAAACAAAAAAACATTCTTGCGAGAGCAGAATTAACCGATACCTTTGAGTCTGAATTTGGTATTCACGACCTCAACAATTTCTTGGGCACACTCACACTAGCACGTGATGCACAACCTGAAATTGAGATTGAAGAAAAGAACATTGTCATCAAAGGCCTTGGTGGTCGTTCTAGCACCAAGTATCGTAAAGCGGCTAAAGAAACTATTCTTGTTCCACCTGATAAGACTATCTCTATGGACAATGCAGAGATTAAATTCTCACTTGATGCACAAGACCTAGAGTGGATTTCTAAAGTTGCATCAGCACTTGGTTCACCAAACATCGCTTTTGTTTCTGACGGTGAATCTTGTACAATCGAAACTTTTGATGCAAAAGACGATGCATCACATGTCAACTCGACAACCTTAAACGTACAGGGAACTGGTACAAAATATCGTATGTTCTTTGCAACCGAAAACCTACGTTTTGTTCCTGGTGCATATGAAGTTACTATTGCTTCTAAAGGTATTGGTCACTTCAAGAACACAACTGTTCCTGTCGAATATTGGGTGACAACTGAAACTGGTTCTAAGTACGGAGAATAATTATGACTGCTGTGACTACACTCTATGGTTCTTTTGATGAGAACCAACTCAAATCCATTCGTGATGCTCTCTCTGAAATTTCAAATGAAATGACAGTTATCGATTCACACAAAGAAGCTATCAAAGATGTTATCGATGCACTTTATGATAACTTTAAAATTCCAAAAAAGGTTCTTCGCCGTATGGCAAAGACACACCACAAACAATCTTTCCAAGAAGAAGTCACGGAAGATAATGAGTTTGAAGCACTCTACATCGGAATGACTGAAACGAAATGAGTGAGTCTAACTCATCCCCTTACATAACGAATGCGGCTACTCAGCCATATAGTTTTTATGTACCGCCAAAATATTCTGGTTTTTATCGAATTGGTGGAAATTATGGGTTGAGTATTTCTATTGTGAAAAAACCAAACTGGTTTCATCGTAAAATGATGGCACTATGTTTGGGTTGGGAGTGGAAAGACGGTTCACCCCTTTAATTATTATATTATTATGGAGAATTTGAATGGAAAGCAACCAAATGCTATGGGTGGAAAAGTATCGTCCTCACAAAATTGAGGACTGTATTCTTCCGGAGTCTATTAAAACAACCTTTCAGGAATATGTTAACAGAAAAGAAATCCCAAATTTGCTACTTGCTGGATCCGCAGGGGTCGGCAAAACTACAATCGCAAAAGCCCTATGTGAAGAAGTTGGCTGTGACTACATCGTCATCAACGGGTCGGACGAAAGCGGCATTGACACATTCCGCAACAAAATCAAAAACTATGCATCATCAATGAGCCTTTCTGGTGGCCGCAAGGTCATCATTATTGATGAAGCTGATTATCTAAATCCAAATTCCACACAACCTGCACTTCGTGGTGCAATGGAAGAATTCGCAGTTAACTGTTCTTTCATCTTTACTTGTAACTTCAAGAATCGTATCATCGACCCCCTACACTCTCGTTGTTCTGTGGTTGAATTTAAGATTCAGAATGGTCAAAAAGCAAAGATGGCCGCACAGTTCTTCAAGCGTGTGGAATGGATTCTTGAACAAGAAAACATTGTATACGACAAGCAAGTTGTAGCATCAGTTATTACAAAACACTTTCCAGATAATCGCCGTGTTCTCAATGAACTACAGCGTTATTCTGTTGGTGGTACAATTGACAAGGGCATCCTTGCATCTGTATCCGACCTACAAATTTCTGATTTAATTAAAGCCGTAAAAGAGAAAGACTTTGGTCTGGCTCGAAAGTGGGTTATCAATAACATTGACTCCGATTCAGCTTCTATCTTCAGGAAGATTTATGAATCTCTTTATGAGGTTATGACACCGGATAGTATTCCTCAAGCAGTTTTGCATCTTGCAAAATATCAGTATCAGTCTGCATTTGTTGCCGACCAAGAGATTAATTTGATGGCATTCTTGACAGAATTGATGGCCGATTGTTCTTTTAAGTGAGAATAATATGAGTCCATTCGATTTTGTTGAACTCGTTCTAAGCAAAAGAAATAAATTTTCCGATGAAGAATTAGATTTCAAATCATACAAGCCGTTTCTTGTTAATCGTTCACTCTCATATCAACTCGATTGCATTTTATATGTGAATGAGTTGAATATGAATCATCATCTACCAGAAACTTTACAATTCCAATATCTTCTAAATACAATTAGACCTATGAAACGCAAGTTTCACGCTTGGCAAAAACAGGCAGCGGTTAAGGATTTAGAGTGTGTTAAAGAATACTTTGGCTATTCCAACGAAAAGGCCAAAGAAGCATTACGTATTCTATCGGATGAACAAATCGCTTTGATAAAAGAAAAACTAGATAAAGGCGGAGTGAAGAAATAATGATTAAAATAGAAGATATGGTAGAGGTGACACTTGACCAGAAAGATGATTTTTTGAAGGTTAGAGAAACTCTTACCAGAATTGGTGTTGCATCAAAAAAAGAAAAAATACTCTATCAGTCTTGTCACATACTACACAAGCAAGGTAAATATTATATTACCCATTTTAAAGAACTTTTTGCTTTAGATGGTAAACCAACAGATATTACTGAGAATGATATTGCACGTAGAAATACTGTGGCTAATTTATTGGAAGATTGGGAACTTATTAAGATTGTTACAAAAGAACAAACTACAGAACCAACAGTATCTCTTTCACAAGTAAAAATTATTTCACATAAAGAAAAAGCAGATTGGGAATTGGTACCAAAATATAATATTGGTAAAAAACCTCAAGTCTTGGATAAATAAAAGGATCTCATCGGGATGGGAACCAGCAGTCCGAGGTTAGGCTGGCTAATAATTCCTCGGGCCAATTTAGCCCACCTTAGGGCCGTTTGATGTCAACGGTAAAAAGGCGTCCGAGCAATTGAACTGTCTCTCGTTAGTAGGCGCTGGATAAAGTAACCAGCAGATATGCCTTCGGG